GCGTTCTGCTCTAAACTGTTTATCTACGATTTGTTAAAAAAGAAATATAACTACGAAAGCGAAGAAGAATGTTACGCCGATAGACATAACCACAGAACTGAATGGTATAATGCTATCAGTGATATGAACAAACGTGATGCTGCAACATTAGGCAGAGCTATCTTCAACGAGCATGATATTTATTGTGGACTTAGAAACAAACGTGAATATTTTGCTATGCGTAACACAAATGTTTTTGATTATGCTATTTGGGTTGATCGCAGTGACTACTTGCCAAAAGAATCTATAGATAGTATGACACTAGAACCGTGGATGGCTGACTTTTATTTAGATAATAATGGCACACTCGATGATTTAAAGTTTTGGATAGATCAATTGTACAACGGTCAGTTAAGTACGTAGATAACCGCCCAAAACCACCATTTTCTCCTCAGATCAGCTAAATAATAATAGAAAGTATTATCCATGAGGAGAAAAAACAATGGCACTAACATCACCTGGTGTTCAGGTTAGCGTTATCGACGAGAGTTTCTATACTCCGGCAGAACCTGGTACAACACCTATTATTTTTGTAGCAACAGCTGAAAATAAATTAAACGGCGGCGGCACAGGCGTAGCACCTGGTACGTTAAAAGAAAATGCAGGTAAAGTTTACCTGATGACATCGCAAAGAGATCTTGTAGAAACATTTGGAGATCCAACATTTGTTACTGACGTAAACAATAATGTTGTACAAGGCGGTGAACAAAATGAATACGGATTACAAGCTGCATATAGCTATCTTGGCGTAAGCAACAGAGCATATGTAGTAAGAGCAGATGTAGACTTAAACAGTCTAAATGCTAGTTCAACACCAACAACCGCAAATCCAGAAGACGGAACATGGTGGGTAGATACACAAACAACAGAATGGGGTATTTTTGAATGGGATGGTTCAGCAGCTACAACTGAAACAGGTCAAACCTTTATAGCAAAAACTCCTCGTGTAATTACTGATACAACAGACTTAGTTGGTGGAGATGCAACTGGTATTCCAGGTAGCTGGGTAGGACAAAAAGGCGACTACGCAGTTGTAGCAACAACTAATCTAATTAAAATTTATTACAAAAATGTAGACGATACATGGGTACTAGTTGGAGGCCCTGATTGGAGTGGAAGTATTCCATCAGTTGAAGGTAGTATAGCAATTAGTTCAACAATCGGAAACATTGGAGATACTTTCGTTATTAATGCTAGTGACAGCAGTGCTGAAGCAGTTCAAATTACTTTGACAGGAAATACATTATCATCACTAGTAAATGACATTAACAATGCTGCTATCGGTGGTGTAACAGCAGAAGCAAGAAATAATAAACTTGTATTGTTGAATGATCGTAGTACAAGTGATACAATTCAACTAGTTGACGGCGCAGGACAACCTCTTGCAGCAGCTGGTATCGAAGAAGGATTTTATCTTGCACCAAAAGCTCAAATCAGTAAGCATACGGATGTACCATTATTTAAAACAAATGATAGTGATACTAGACCGAGCGGCAGTGTATGGATTAAAACAACTAATCCAAACTTAGGTGCTGATTGGAGAGTAAAACAATTCAACGGTGATACAGAAATTTGGAACAGAGTTGACTCACCGATTTATGCATCTAATCACAGCGCAATTTACGCACTTGATAGAAGCGGCGGCGGTGCAAATATTCCAGTTGGAACAGTATACATTCAATCTAATGCTACTGAGTCGGTAAATGACAATGCCAACTTTAAAGTATTTGTAAAACGTGCGGGTGGTGCTACTACTATTACTAGTGCAAAAATCACTGCAAGCACATTTGCAAGTGGTCCGTACAACATAACAATGCAAGAAAGTTTGAAATCACAAGAAGCATTAGACAGTGCAAAAACAGTTAGTTTTACTGCAACAGGACAAACTAGCGATGCACAAGAAATGGCAGCAGCAATTAACGCAGCAGGATTTACCAACATTGTTGCAAGTGTAGATTCTCAAAATAGAGTTACAATTACACACACAATTGGCGGTGAAATAAGACTTACAGATACTAGCAATGCTATGACATTTGCAGGATTTACTCCATACAATGCTACAGCAAAAACTGGTACACAAAACTTATATTGGCAGCCGGGTGAAACAGATAGTGATCCTGAAAAACTACTTGTAAGTTTGTGGTCACCATTAGTTTATACTGCAAGCGATGATGCACCAACAGCATTAGCAGAAGATGGGGCACTATGGTACAGCAGCACTATTGATGAAGTTGATATGTTGGTACACAATGGATCAACATGGGTTGGTATTAATCACTCGTCAAGTCCATATTATAATGTAGATAGTGGGCAAGCACCTGATCCAGTAGGTCCAATTGTAAGTGCTACAGAACCAGAAAATGGCGATCGTTCAGATAGCGGCAATTTAGTTACAGGCGATATTTGGGTTAGCACAGCTGATTTAGAAAATTATCCTCAAGTGTACATATACAATGCAACACTAAGTAAATGGGTACTAATTGATAATACAGATCAAACAACAGAAAATGGTATTCTTTTTGCAGATGCACGTTACAACACAAGTGGCGCTAACAGCGACGAAGCAGGCGAAATTGAAGATCTAAACGCAAGCAATTACTTAGATCCAGATGCTCCTGATCCTGCATTGTATCCAAAAGGCATGCTGTTGTGGAACCTACGTAGAAGTGGATTTAATGTAAGACGCTTTGAGCGTAATTATATAAACACAGCAGATGATAATGCTCGCTTTAGCGATGAAGCAATGGAAGCATATTATCCGCATCGTTGGGTAACTGAATCAGGTAACCAAGCAGACGGCAGCGGAACGTTTGGACGCAAAGCACAGCGTAAAGTTGTTGTACAAGCATTACAATCGTTAATGAACAGTAATCAAGATATACGTGATGATGAATCAAGAACATTTAACTTAATTGCTTCTCCAGGTTATCCAGAACTAATTGGTGAGATGATTACATTAAACTTTGACAGAGGCTTGACTGCGTTTGTTGTAGGTGACTCGCCAATGCGTTTAACACCAGACGCTACAAGTTTAGAGAACTGGGCAACTAACCAAAATCTTGCAGTTGAAGATAACGACAATGGACTAGTTACTAGCGATGAATACTTAGGTGTATATTATCCAAGCGGTTACACAAGTGACAATGTAGGAAACAATGTTGTTGTTCCAGCTTCACACATGGTACTACGCACATTTGCACTTAATGACCAAGTTGCTTATCCATGGTTTGCACCAGCAGGTACAAGACGTGGCGGAGTTACAAATGCTTCAAGTGTTGGATATATCAATGCAGAGGATGAATTTGTAAGTATAGCACTAAACGAAGGACAGCGTGATACACTGTATAGAAATAATGTTAACCCAATTACATTCCTAAACGGTGCTGGACTAGTTGTATTTGGTCAAAAAACCCGTGCAAGAAACGCAAGTGCGCTAGACAGAGTGAACGTTGCAAGACTAGTTGTGTACTTACGTAGTCAGCTTAATCAACTTGCAAAACCATATCTATTTGAACCAAACGATAAAATCACACGTGATGAAATCAAACAGCAAGTAGAGAGTTTGATGATTGAACTAGTTGGTCTTAGAGCACTATACGACTTCTTAGTAGTATGCGATGAGACAAATAATACACCGGCTAGAATCGATAGAAACGAGTTGTATGTAGATATAGCTATCGAACCTGTAAAAGCAATTGAATTTATTTACATTCCGTTGCGTATTAAAAACACAGGAGAGATCGCAGGTCTATAAAAAATTGGGGTCAAGGAAACTTGGCCCTAATTAGATAAATACTTGTGTATTAAGGAGAACAGTAGATGGCAATCTCAACATTAACAAAAATTTCGGTTCCGTTAGCAAACGACAACAGTGCAAATAGCCAAGGTTTGCTAATGCCAAAATTACAATATCGTTTTAGAATTACACTAGAAAACTTTGGTGTAAGTGCTGAAACTCAAGAACTTACAAAACAAGTTGTAGAAGCGACTCGCCCTACACTTAGTTTCGATCCAATGACGCTTGACGTATACAACTCACGTGTATACTTAGCAGGTAAACATACTTGGGATACAGTTACAGTTCAATTGAGAGATGACGTTAACGGTAATGTACAAAAATTAGTTGGTGAACAATTACAGAAGCAATTTGATTTCTTTGAACAGTCGAGTGCAGCATCTGGAATTGATTACAAATTCACACAACGTATTGAAATCTTAGACGGCGGCAATGGTGTAAACACTCCAAATGTATTAGAAACTTGGGAACTATACGGTTGTTTCTTAACAAATGTTGATTATGGTACACTAAACTATGCAAATAATGATGCTGTACAAGTTGGATTAACTATCCAATATGATAATGCAATCCAATCACCAGTTGGAACAGGCGTAGGGTCATCAGTTCCTAGAAATACTAGCACGTTAACAACAGGTGGCGGTAGCTAATTAAGATAAGAGATTGTCAACAAGAAAAGGAGCACATGCTCCTTTTTTTTGTGAGATAAATATAGTATGTCCAGTTTTATAGCAAATTATTTTGACAATTTTAGTAATGCGTTAGGAAATCCTAAAGGAAATCTTGGCGACTTTGCACATGCTAGTGCTTTATATATTAGAAACAATTTACGTCTTACACCTAAAGTAAAATTTTTATATCATGTTGTTTTTGATGTAAACAGATCGGCATTATTAGAACTGGGAGTATATGACCAATTACAAAAAAATGAATTTAATTTGCTTGTAGAATCAGCAAGCATGCCTAGCTATACATTTGATACAAACACACTCAATATGTACAATAGGAAAAAAATTATTCAAACAAAAGTAAATTATGATCCAGTTGAATTTGTGTTTCATGATGACAATGCTGGTCTTACAACATTACTTTGGGAAAGTTATTTTAGATGGTACTATCAAGATCCAAATTATGCTTCAACAACTAGTTTTGGACAACCAGATACGAGTGTGCCATTGCCTTACAACAATTCTCCAGTAAATCATTACAAGGGTGAATTTGCTAACACATACAATCACGGATTAGACAGACGCAGAAACTTCAATGTTCCTTTCTTTAATAGTATTACAATAAATCAATTACACAGTACAAATGTAAACAATGTGTATACAAGTGTTACATTGGTTAATCCTATGATAGAACAATTTAGTCACGATAGAGTAGAGCAAAGCGCAAGTGGATTTATGACAAACACAATGAGAATAGGTTATGAATCTGTTGTTTATGGAAGAGGTACAACAGGACAAGATAATCCTGCTGGTTTTGCCAATCCGGCCCATTACGATGTCACACCAAGTCCTTTAACAATACAAGGCGGAGGTGTTGCAAATATTTTTGGCAGAGGTGGTTTAGTTGACGGATTTACAAGTATATTTAGAGATATAGAATCTGGTAGATTTGATTTAGGTACAATTGCAAATATAAAAAATACAATAGAAATAGCCAATACTTTGGATATCAATAATGTATCGGACATAATTAATAGTACAGAAGGACAAGGAATACAAGCGGGAATATTAGATGCACTTATTTTAGGAGCTATTGATGCTACTTTTCCTACTAATAACAATAATGGACAACTAACAAACACATTTACTTCAGGACAAGGATTACAACAATCAAATGTGTCAAGAACAGAAAGATTAAATGCACTACAGAATAATCAAAATTTACTTGACGAAGTTAGCTTCCAAGTTTTT